TGACGCAAGTTTAGTCAGACGCGGCGTAGCAAAGACGAAGGGTAAGTTTAGGGTTGTAACTATGCAGAGTGCGCACGTCAAGCGTGTTCTGCGCCCAGTACACAACGCACTTTACGACCACCTCACTTCTTTCAATTGGTGCGTCAGAGGAGATGTTAAGAGAGAGGATTTTTTGGCTGTCTGCGACGCGGGGTCCGAAGATATCATAAGTGGTGACTATAAGGCCGCCACTGACAATATTTATCTCGGAGCCGTCAGTGCTATCGTAGAAGTCCTCGCAGAGTGTGAGGATTTGAGTGATAACGAGAGGGAGGTTCTCGTCGAGAGTTTTCGAGATTTGCGGTGGCTGTCTTGTTCGGGTCAGGAGCACCCGATTCGGAGGGGGAGTATGATGGGGAATCTGGTGAGTTTCCCATTGCTCTGCCTCTTGAACAAAGCTTGCCACGACATGGCTGCCGCAAGGGCCTACGGGCCCGAAGTAAGGAGGGTGGGACGGTTTAACGGCGATGATTGTCTGTTTCAAGGAAACCAATCTATGTATCGCGAATGGAGGTTTGTCACCTCCATTTTCGGTCTCGTCGTCAATGAGAGCAAGACGATGGTGTCGCGTCATTGGGCTGATCTCAATAGCCAGACATTTGACATTACGCGGCGTCGTTTGATTGCGAAACCCGTCCTTTCTTTCCTTCTTCCTTCTCGAAATGCTCCTGGTGAGATACTTACCTCCGTTCTCAAAGGAATTTCGTCGTTTAAAAAAGACGTACAACACTGGATCGTAAATGTGTTGATGCGTTACGAGATTTCTTTGAGGGGGTTCACTCTTTCCAACATTCCCTCTGCTTGGGTGAAAGTCCTCTGTAAGAGGAAGTGGTTTAGGAGAGTTGTCTGGGATGGGCCAGCGATTCCGGCGGGGCGGTTTTGGAACGGTGAGAGCTTGAAGAGTTCTTTCGTTTCTTCTGAGGTTCTTGAGAAGAATTTGCCTCTTGTTGACCGTTCTTTCCCGTCTGTCGTTGGCCCTCCGCCGATACCTTCAGTATTAGCGACCGTTGAGTCGATTTGCGCCGTCGTGACGCGAGCTCATACTGATTATTGGACCGGGAAACGGGTTCGCCCTGTTGAATTGACACTTGACAGGAGAGAATTCCGCTCTCGGTACGACAAACCTCCTTTGCCACTTCCTCCTACTCGCTTCGTGGGGTCTGCGGTGAGATGGGGGTTCTTGTGGCCAAAGGCTTTATTCGATTTAGTCGATAAGAGTTTCCCAGAACTTCTTTTGACTGATCGGGATTGTCTTGTCCGCAAGTCATACCCTCATTCACCGTATTTGACATTACGCCACTCGTATAGGGTGGTGCGACCTCACTTAGCGTCTCTTTCTTCCCCTATCCGAGCACCTTCTGTCCGGGCAGGTCTCGGCACCGGTTTGCTTCTCCAGGATTTGCTACAGCGAATTTGTGAAGCCGGATAGCGGGCTTCCTCATAGCTGGGAGAAGCGGTAGTGACTGGCTATGACTCTGCCAGTATTTTTGGATTCTTTCGGCCGTATGTGTGAAATGGCTAGCAGAACGGTGTAACCTCTAAGGGTTCA